CGCGTCCAGCGCAAGGGCCAGCTCTACGCTGGACTGGTTACGCGAATGCATGGTCGGCAGCGGCAGGGAGGGGCGCTTTTCGCTCTGAGTACCCTGCTGGTAGTCGGCGCCGCGATCCATGTAGACGACGCTGACCCGTTCCGGCAGCTCGACCTCTTGCGTGCGACGCTCACGCCAGCTCTCGCCGGTCCGCTCATCCAGCGGCAGCAGAAGATCCGCGTCGATGGTCGCGGCGGGCGGTCGTCCCCGCGTCCGGAACCGCAGGGCATCGTCGCTTTCCGCAGCGTCGAAGAAATACGCCTGTGCCAGCGGCTCGATCGCGCCCCGCACGGTGGTCTGCCGCCCGATGACATAGCCGGGAACCGTCGCCCCGAGATCGGCGACGTCGATATCGGACAGACCAAGGCCGGCACGGGCGCAAAGGTCGGAGACGATGCCGGAGAGCGTCTCTCCACCACCGCCGCCGCGATTGAGGAAGAGCTTCGCCCAGCCTTGGCTGCCGCGGACCAGATGCGTGTCGGTGACGGCATCGTAAACCTGAGCGCCGCCTTCGCTGACCGCACCCGGCCAAATCTCATTCAGGACCAGAGCGCCCGTGGCGGTGTCCAGCTGGATGACGCGCGTGCCCCGCATCAGCGTCCAACGCTGCCCGCGCAGGCGGCACTGACCGTAGTAGGGCCCTTCGTAGTTGATCTGGATCGGAACGACCGTCTTCCAGACGATGCCGGTGTCGCTGCGCCATTTCAGCGTATAGATCGCGCCGGGTGATCCCCCGTTCGAGACGCGCGCCTGAAAGATGACGCTGTCGTCGGTCGTGTCGTAGGTGAGCCCGCCCGCGCTGCCGTAGAAGCCGGTGGCGCCGCTCTCGACGTCCGATGGCGAGAAGGTGGCGACCTTCTCGAAGGTGACACCGAGGGATTGGCCGGTGAGGCTGTCGTACCCTGCCAGCGCGGAGACCCGCAGGCGATAGAGGCCGAGGCTTCCATGGTTCGTGCTCGTCCCGCTGCCGAGGATCCAGCCATCCCCGAAGCCTTCGCCGACCTCACCACCAATGACGCCCCGAACGCGAGGCTCGGTGACGCTCTGCCCGGCGCCCCAGACATAGCCCATGGTGTCGGCACGGATGAGTCCGACATCGTCGAAGAGCGATCCGGTGAGAACGAAGTCGACGCGGCCAGAGGGGCCGTAGGCTGAAAGCATCCCCATCCACGTCGTGGCGACGAACCGCAGGGTCGAGTTGGTCAGGCCGTTGCTGGTGGAGCCGAAGCGACCGACCTCCTTGAGGGCGTTCGGTTCGATGCGCAGGATCGGGCGTGAGTTGCTCGATCCGGTCACGACATAGAGGTGGCCGTCCTCGCCGCAGAACAGCGTGCTCGGGAAGTTGTTCGGCGCGACGGCCGTGATGTCCGTCATCCGCGCCTGGCGGTCTTCTTTCATGGTCCGCAGGCTGAAGCGGCGGATCCCGGCCTCGGCGGCGTTGACGTCGCTGTCCAGGAAGTAGCCGTATCCGCGGCGCCAATCGACGGCCAGATCGTCGATCTGGTAGGTGCCGAAATATCCGCCTTCGCCCGTCGTGATGAAATCGAGCAGTTGGTAGGGCTGCTGAGCCGCCCGCTGGTAGGTGATCTCGGCCGTGATGTTCGGGATGCGGTTGCCAAAGTCCGCGAGCGCCAGATCTTCGAAGACGATGGTGGCAAGACCCCGATGGGCGGGTGCACGGCCCACGCCGACGTGCGTTTCGATCAGCGGATCGGCCAGCTGATCCTCCGCCCCGGAATGGAAACGGAACTTGAGATCCGGTTTGGCGACGTCGGGGCTCGCGCCGGTCTTGTCGTAGATGAGTTTGCCGTCCGCCCAGATCCGAAGCACGTCCGCGGCCGGCCCCTCGCCGAAGCTGAGCGCGAAGGACGCGAAGTAGGAATACGTGACCGAGGTCTGGGTGGCTCCGCCGCCGCCCTTGCCGCCCGAGCGGGTCCGGGTGACGTTCTGCTGCTCACGGATGCCGGAGGACCAGATCATGTTGCCGGCCATGCGCAAGGTGCCGTAGCCGATGGCGATCGATGCGCCATAGGCGGACGAGGAAACGGTCAGGTCACCGAGTCGGGGGCCTTCGGTGGTGACATTCTGCCCCTTGGCCGGGAACAAGAGGCTGCCGACCACCGAGCCGACGAGCCAGCCGGCTTGCCAGCCGAGGCCGACTGCGGAGCCGAGCGCGGCTCCGCCCACTGCGACGAGAATGGCCATGGCAGGTCAGGGTCCGGGAGAGCGAAAGCGAAATGCGAACTTGATCTTGGCCGGCCATTCGCCGGCATAGGATTCCTCGATCACCTGCCTGCGCGTGGCGTGCGCGTGCAGGAGATGCGGCCGTCCGAGCCGTTCCGTCAGAAAGCCGCAATGGCAGGGATAAGCCTGATCAGCGAAGACGAGGACGTCACCGGGCTTCGCTTGTGTGACAGCAATGCCGTCCATGTGCCCGCGAAAGTGCTCGACGAAGCCCTGTCCCTGCGCGCGGCGCCCATAGGCCGTGCTGTCGTGGTCGGCGAGTTCGAGCGCCCGCGCGACAAGGACCACGAGCCCCGCGCAATCAACACCGGCGCGGCTTCGCCCCTGGTGTCGCCAGGGAACACCCAGCCAGGTCCGGGCCTCGGCGACGATCGCATCGGCCAGATCCCCGATCGCGGTGGCGGTCGCTGATGGTGGGCGGTCAGCGTGCATCGGGATAACTCATCATGGCGTCCTGGCCCGGCACGTAGGGTTCGCCTCGAAAGTTCAGGACGTTGGTGAAGCGGTCGATGCAGGTGTCGAACCGCTTGTCGCAGCCGGGATGAACGCGGAAGGCGTCGCCGGGCTCGATCGCGTATCCCATCGGCAGGAACAGCTCGATCCGCCCGCTGCCTTGGGTCCAGCCCTTGACCTCGATGGAGCGACCGGCATTGGCGCCGGTCTCCCAGGTCAGCACGCCGCCAGCAAACCAACCGTCGGCCGCTCGCGGTTCATCGAGCGTGGCGTTGAAGACGGCCCGGTCGGTGACTGCCGTCACGATGCCCGACCGGCTCCAGGCTTCCTCGGCCTCGAACACCGCACCGCCATCGGTGGTTTGCGCGCCGACATTGGTGTCGAAGCTCGGTGGCTCGGATGCGGTCGTTCCATCGGTCACGCACCGATAGACGCGGTTCTCGAACATCTGCGAGCCGGTTCCCATTCCCGTACGCACGCGCACCACGTCACCGACGGAGTACGCCGTCGACCGGGCGATTTCTGGCGGATTGACCGGCACCTTGCAGCGATGATCTCCGAGATCGGCGCGGCATTCCGGGCTGTAGAGTTCGCCGACGCGTTGCTGCAGCGCTTGGGTCATGCCACGCAGTTCGGTCCGGAAAATGCCCTGCTCGGTCAGAACGACCTCGCCGAACCAGCCGCGGCGCATCCGAAGAGCGCCCATGGCGGGGTCCGCCCAGTTGACCAGGAAAATCCGCACCTCGGCCTGGTCGAAGAGACCCGCGCGCAGCTCTTCCTCGGTGATCGACGCGCTGTCGAAGACGCCCTCGACGTCGAGATTGTCGACGCTCAGGCTCGCATCGTTGGCAATGGCCGTGCGCGAATAGCCGGAACTCGCCTTGTAGACGTTGCCCTCGAACGACAGATCCCGGTCGTGGTCGGTGAAGAAGAACTCCTTGCCGTCAACGCGCGAGATGCGCCAGCAGGTGGCGAGTGTCGTCACCGGTCCGGCGAGGTGCGCCGCGAGGGCTGCCGAAGTCGATTTCATGGTCTGATCTCCAGCACCGGGATCTGGCCCCAACTGCCGAGCTGATAGGTTTCGATGGTGAGGTCCATCTGATCGCTGTCGAAGCGGACGGGCACGTCGAACTCGAAGTCCGCCGTCACTTGGACGCCGGATGCGGGGGCGACGGTGAAGGTCACGAGCCCGGTCGCCGTGTTGACGCTCCAGCCAGAGACCGCCTCGACGCCGTTGCGGTAGATCTTCACCGTTCCGGGAACGGGCTTGGTGATGACCCGGGTCTCGACCTCGCCGCCGCTGGCGTAGGTCTTCACGAGCTGGAACGTCTTGCTCGCGCCGTCGCCTTGCCCGATCAGCTGGGCCAGCGCCTGGTAGTCGGTCCAGTCCTTGAAGCGGAAGCCGTAGGCTCGCCCGCGTCGCGCGCGAAAGAAGGCGATGAGGGCGGCCACCTGATCGCGTTTCTTCAGGCCGTGCGCCACGTTCCATTTGCCCCGCGCGGCGGCCCAGTTCGCGTTGCGCCGCTCGTGTCCCGAAACCGTCGTCACCACGGTGGTCGAGTAGCCGGGGCCGCCAGACGCCCCGTAGGAGATGTCCGGCGGGAACTGAACTTCGTGAAAGCCGCTCATCTGTCGATCCGTCAGAGATTGCCCAGTTCAGAGATTACGTCGGGCCCGCTCCATGGCGCGGGCGGCGTCGGCGGCGATCTGCCCCTGGGCGTAGCGAAAGCTGCCAGCATCCGGGGTGGAGATGTTCATCACCACGTTGACCGGTGGCCGGGTCTCGCGTGCGGCGCCGATCGCGGCGAGCTGAGCCCGTGACAGCACCATCTCACCCCGCTGCAGGATCGCGGGCACCTCGTCGGCACGAAGCCCCGCGAGGCCGCCGTCGTGGAAGCGCGGCGCACCCGCAAAGGCGAGTGCCGGGACGAGCCGCTGCTGAGCGGGACCCCCGGCGACGCCGCCTTGATGGAAGATGCCGGCAAACAGCCCGCCTCCGCCGCCGAACAAGCCGCCGAGCAGTCCGCCGCTGCCTCCGCCAAGTGCATTGGCTAGAGGCCCGAGGATCGCGGAACGAACCGCGATGCGGGTGATGTCGGCGAGGATGCTGTCAGCGAGCGCCTTGAAGTCGATCTTGCCGCCGGTCACGAAGTTGGCGATGGCGTCCTCGGCGCTGCGAAAGGCGCTGGTGAGAGCGCTTCCCAGCCCCTTGCCCCAATCCATCGCCTCGCCGGCATAGCGCGACAGCTCCTCGCGAACCGCCGCCCAGCCGGTTGCCGCCTGTGTGGCCGCCGAAGCCGCTGCCTCCCCGGCGGCCCGGCTTGCTTTCGCGGCGCGTGCGGCGGAACCGGTCGAGCCTTCGCCATCTCCTGCAGCATCGCCCCCGGTGCCGCCGATGGCTGCGAAGGCTTCATCGAGGCGTTCCGTCGCCCCGGCTGCGTTGTCGATCTCGGTGTTCGCTCCTGCCATCGCCTCGCGAAGCGCGGCGATGGACGCGAGGGGCGCGCCGGCCAGATCTCCCAGCGTCGTCGCCGTCTCTCGTGCACTGTCGGCGGCAGCGCGCGCATCCTCGGCGAAAGCCGCGAGCCCGAAATCCGGTGCCGCGAAGGTGTCCGTCTCGAACGCGGCGGCGAAGGCATCACGCGCTGCATTGCCAGCCCGGCTCGCGGCGCCCGCAAACTCGTTCTCGATCCGGCCGAGATCGACGTCCGGCACCAGTTCGATGGCCCGCTCGATGCCGATCGCCGCCAGACCCGCATTGACGCCTTCGAGGAGCGCGTTGATGCCGTCGACCGCGCCGTTCAGCATCGACTCCAGACCGGCGATCAGCGCGTTCGCCGCCTGGATCGTCAGATCGCCGATGGCCCGAGGCAGGTTGCTCCAGATGACGACCATCGCATCGAAAGCGCCCTGGAACGTCCCGATGGTGCGATTGCCGAAGGCGACGACGGCCTCGAGCGACGCCTGCAGCACGTCGGCGATGCTCGCTTGAATGCCGCTCCAGGCGGCGTCGATGCGCGCTTTCAGGACGCCGGCCAGCAATCCGATCCTGTCCCAGACCTCGGCTGCCACGTCACCCAGAAGGCCGAGCGCGGCGCCGAAGCCGCCGGTCGCCTGCACCAGCCGACCGAACTGGTAGATCAGCTCACCCGCTGCCACGATGAGCGCGCCGATGCCGGTTCGGATCAACGCGCCACGCAGGAAGACCAGCGCAATGGCAAGACCGCGAACCGAGGCGGCGGCCGCGACCATGCCGGCGACCCATCGTCCGGCGATGAAGGCGGCGAAAGCCGCGGCGATCGATGCCAGACGGCCGATGTTGTCGAACAGGAGCCGAATGCCCTGACCAAGCGGACCGGTCATGCGCGAGATCGCCGCCAGCGCGTCGGCGACGGCTTCAAGCGCCGGGGCGGCGGCAACGGCAAGCTGGTTCGACAGCCCGCGCCAGATCAGACCAAGGCGAGAGATCGCATCGTTCGTCCGCTCGATCTGATCGGCGTCCTGCTCGGACACGACCACGCCGAAATCGCGAACGTCCTGTGTCGCCTGCCGGAGGGTCGCCGTGTCGATCCGGGAGATGGCGATGCTGCCTTCCTCCCCGAACAGCTGCCCGGCGACCGCTGCACGCTCAGCCGCGGGCACGAAGTCTTCAATCGCCTGATTGATACGACCGACACGCTCATCCAGCGGCAGGGCCAGCAAGGCCGAGGCCGAAAGCCCGAGCCGTTCGAGCGCCGCGACGGCAGGACCGGTCCCGGCGGCCGCCTGGCTGAGGCGGCGGGTGAGGTCCTTGGTCGCCTGCTCGATGCCGGACATCGACACGCCGGCCAATTCGCCGGCTCGTTCCAGAACCTGAATGCTCTCGACGGTCGTCCCGAGCGATTGGGCGAGCTTGGCCTGCGCATCGACGACCTGAAGGCCGGAGCGGATCATGGCCGCAGCGCCCGCGGCGAAGGCGGTCGCTGCGGCGGCAGCCGCGATCTGCACGCGCCGATAAAAGGCCGCGACACGGCTGTTCGCGGCGTCCATCTCCCGCGATAGCCGACGGAAGCCTTGCTCCCCTGCGTCGCCGATGCCCTGCAGCTCGGCACGGACCTCGCGCCCTCCGACCACGGCAAGGCGAACGGAGATGTTCTTCGTAGTCATGAGTAATCCCGCCAGCTATCGTCGGAAAAGGGGGATGATGTGTGGCCGGCCGGTTCGCGCCCGCCGCGAGCCAAGAACAGTGAACGTCTGATTGGGGAAATAATAAATGCCAGCGCCGGAACTAAGGATCGGGAACAGAACTACATATCTCCGAAAGTCAATAAAAACTCCTGATTTCAAAAGTGAAAGCGTTCTGACCCGAGACGCCTTTCAGTTCGCCGAGCTTTGGTTGAAAAGGCATTGCAAGGAAGCGCTTCCATTTTGGCGGCAAGCCGAAAACTATTACGAGGCATCTCGGAATCTTCCTGCTGTTTCAGCGCCGTTGACAAGCTACTACTGCTTTTTGAATGCGGCAAAAGCATTGCTTACGGTCAAGGGAGTAAAATTCAGTGAGAGGCACGGTGTCTCAGGGAATTTTGACCCTACTGCAAAGCGTGCTCTTTCGAACGAGGTGGTAAAAATACAGTCTGCTGGAATTATGACGGCCCTTTCAACTTACTTGCAGGAGCCCGAAACCAGCCCCACCCATTCATTGACTGATATGCTGGCAAACCTTCCCTTCATCCATCGATCGTTTCGACACACATTCAAATCCCAAAAAGAGATGTTTATCCCGCTTCGGAACGTAGTTTATAGAAAACATCCCACCGACGAGTACGTCTGGTTTACAGCAGAGATCACGGGACGATTTGCGGATAAGCGAAGCCTGAAAACCATACCAAGCCGTTTTGAGGTCGATACTGGCTATAAAGATAAATGCATTATTAGAACAAAGAAGCGGGTGAAGTGGTTTTCTCGTGGAGCGAACCAACAAGATAAAGACCGAGCGATTAAGCGGCTGAATAATCTTCACGGGTCCGTTCGCCTTGATCTTAGCTTCATATCTGCCCCGGTTGATCTGTGGTATTTGCGGCGGAACGTTGCTGGAAACATCGTTATTCGTCGCTACGGAATGACGATGATCATGGCAATCATGCATCGATTAAGCGAGTTATCGCGCTATGATCCGAAGGGGCTTTCGAGCTATCTTGATGGACAGGCAAACTGGCTTCTCACCGAGTTTATCCAACTCGCTCCTTCGCAGTTCATCGACGAGCTAATTTGCGAGATGACATCCTTGGAATTCCGACTGCCCGGAGTTCGTCCTTAAGTACCTTCTGTGTAACTGGACCGGATTTGCGCATTCAGTCCGCGCACCATCATGCCTTCCACCTCGGGCAGCAGCTCCGCGCAGACGAGGGTGTCCACTCCAAGCGCGTGCGCGCAGGCAAGAGCCGCCGTCATGTCGAGGCCGAGGACCGCTCCGGGGACGGCGCGCAGCTGCCCCGTGAGCTTTTTGGCGAGGTCCCAGACCTGCCAGCCTTCGACCGTCTGCGGACGGTTCAGGACGGCGGGACATTCGCCGCAAATGCCGCGGCAGGATCGGCAATACTGGTCGCCCCCGCTGAAGTGCCATTCGGCGAGGGCGCGGAGCCGTTTTTTTCCGCTTCCAGCAACAGGCCCTTGGACACGTAGCGGAGCTGGAAGGCCTCGAAGATCGGCAGGATGTCCAGCAGCGCGTCGATGCCTTCCGGTGTGACGGGCACAGGATTGCCTTCTGCGTCGCCCACCCCTTCCCATTCCAAGACGACCAGCCGTGCCAGGGCCTTGGCCATGGTGACCGCGATGGTCTCGTTCGAAGCGCCTTCGGGCAAGGCAGCCACCGCCGGATCACTGCGGGCGGCGGCCATGAGCGAGGTGGTCAGGGGAGCTACGCGCACGCGCACGTCATGTCCGAGGTCGAGCCAGCTCGGCTCGCGCGACAGGTTCAGGCGGATCATGGGAATGGCCTCAGGTATAGCTTGTGACGTCGTTCAGGAGGTGGGCGCGCAGCATCGTGCCTTCGCTGTCATCGTAGGCGGCGCGCCAGTCGAAGCTCGCCTCGACCCCGCCGGGGCCGGAGACGGCATATTTGGGTTTGGGCAGGAAGACCCGCGGCAACTCGAAGCGAAGCGCGTAGCCTTCCGGGAAGGTGAACCCGTATTCGAGTCCGACAGGATCGCCATTGGCGGCCTCGGCCACGAGCGTCGCGCCATCGAAGCGTACCGACATCGACCCTTCCGCCGAGGCGAAAGTGGGATCGGCCGCCTCGATCTTGCCGTCCTCGCGGATCACCCGGACGCGTTCGAGATTGTTGGAGAAGGTCAGACTGCCGCCAGTGACGCCGGCGAGCGCCGCACCGCCGCGTCGGATGAAGCCGCGCCCCTGGCTGAAGCGGCGGAGCGCGTAGGCCGTCGGATTGGCGTCGACCGTCGCCGAGAAGCGTTCCTCGCCTTGGGCCACGAGCTGGAGGCGGGCATTTGCCGGTCCCTCCTGACCCATCTCGAAGTTCAGGCTCTCCATCACCGTGCCGAGGTGACGGAAGAACACCGGCGTCGTGAGCTTCGGATGGCCGACCTCGATCGTGTAGCTCGGGATGTCGTCGGCGCCGCTCTCCCAGACATGGGCGTAGCCGCCGCCGGTCAGTGTCCCCGCCGAAGCTGCCGCGGCAGAGGCAGAGATCGTGAAGGCGTTCCCGGTTGGCCCGACGACATCGAATGCGATGACGAGGGTCTGCGTGCTCGTCGGCCGGGAATACGTGCATTTGGCAACTTCGGGATCGCCCGATGCGTTGAGGTCGCTGACCAGCTGATCGACGGTCTGCGTGACCGTTCCCTGGATCTGCGTCTCCTCTGCGCCGGCAGTACCGGAGACGAACGTCCAGACCGTACCGTTCAAGGTGATCGTGTCGCCCGCCGTGGGATTGACGGCGAAGACGATCGAGCCGCTGGCGTTCGTGGGCGTAGTAACCGGGTCTCCGAACAGGCCCGTCAGCCAAAAGCCCGTTCCACGCAGGTCGAGCGGAATGTCGAGCTGGCCCTCGTCGGTGATGAGGCCGCGATAAGGATCCTGCGCATTGCGCCCGCGTCCGAGCAGCGGGTCGTCCCCGAGCGGCTGGGCCGAGGAGAGATCGGTCGATTTGAAATCGAGGCTCTGATAGCCGGTGAGCGGCGCGACCCCGTAGCTTGCCTCCCGGCACGCCTTGAGGGTGGCGTCCGCGCCATATGCGCGCGCCTTGGGCATGGATGACTCCCGTCTTGTCCGTGATTGGGTCGTGGTTGGGTCAGGCGGTGAGCGGATCGCTCACCAGGTATTCGATCGTGACGATGATCCGCGCGGTCAGCATCGGCGGCGCTCCTTCGGGAGCGAGTGCACCCGTCTCCGGGGCTGACGGCGTCAGGTTCTCGGCGAGGCCGCCGAGCGTCTCATCGACACGCAGGGCGGCCCCGATCGCACCAAGCAGCTGATCGAGCGCCACTTCGCCGCCGCCGCTTGGATCTCGCGGCACATAGACTTCGAGCTCGACCCGGTGCGCGTAGAACTCGGTGCGGGGATTGAGGGTGATGTCGGGTTCGCCGGGCTCGCCATCGCGCAGGATGACGAGACCGGCGGCGGGCACCTTCTCGGGCAGCACCGCGTTGCGCCGCACCGGCGCCGCCAACTGCCCCGCGAGAACAGCCGCGAGTACGGCAAGGATCTGTTCACGTCGAGACATCAGCGGCTCCCGTCCTCATCAGAAACCCAGTTGCGCACGACCAGGCTGGGTAGCCGGCTCACCCAGCGCTCGGCGGCGCCGGCCACCTCGAGGCGTTTGCGGACCGTGACCTGCGGAACCAGGATGAACATCGGCACGGTCACCAGTCCTCGGCCCGTCCGGAGTGCGGAAGCGCTCGCGCGAGAGAAGCCACCACGCTTGCCTGTCCGGGCACGCATCCCGTCAGCCACGAGGAGAGAGGGACCGCGGCGTCGATAGACGAAGCGCAGCCGTTGCCCGGTCCGTCGCTCCCATCCACCCGGCGTGATCTTCCGGCCGCCATCCCCGTACCGGCCAGCGGCCGCCGTCGGGATCGCGAGGAAGAAGCCGTTCTTCGAGCGAATGGTCGCGCCTTCCTCATAGATGCGGATGATGCCTGGCGCCTTGGACCAGACGAGACCCGCCGCCCGGATGCTGTCTTCGCCCTTGGGGTAGACTTGTCCGCGCCAGGTGCGCGCCAGTCTCGGACCCAGCCCCGCCGAGGTGACCTGCGTCCGGAGCTCGGTCTTCAAGCCTTCGGTGGCCTGTGAGATCCCGGCCGTGACGGCCTTCTCGGCGGCCTTGATCTCGTCGCTCATCAGCTTGCCGAGGTCGCCGATCGTGCTGACCGAGAACCTCATGCCTCGCGCAACTCCGCCGTCCAGATCAGTCGCTCCGCGTCGCGGCTCGGCTCTCCCTGGACGACATAGGAAACGCCGTCGAACTGGAACCCGTCGCCTTCGGCGAGGCTGGGCGCATCGGCGACGCGAATGTCGAGCAGCGTCGTGGCGGCATGCAACCGTGTCTCGCCGAATTCGAAGACACGGTCGGGCCGGCGCAAGACGACCCGGACGGAGACGGCGCTGCCGCCCTTTGGCGTGAAGGTCGCGTCCCGCGCCATGTTCGGGTCGGCGAACAGTGACTGGAACGCAGCGGCGATGGCCGACATCAGAAGCTGCCATTCAGGCGAACCCGCCCGATGACGTCACCGGCGCCACCGGCGACGGCTTCGGTCGCAACGCCGATTAGCGTGTTGGCGGTGGCGGTCTTCGTCGCCTCTTTGTTGGTGTTGTCCCAGTAGACCTTGTCGCCCGCGGCCCACGCCTGCGAGGCGACCTTCTTCAGGTCGAAGACGCCGACGAGCGACGCCTCGACGGTCTCGCCGAGGGCAGCGCTGCCCGCCGCCACGCCAAAGATGGAGCCGACGAGCAGGCCGTCGCCGGAAACGACCGCATAGGGTGCTGTCAGGGTGATGGTGTTGCCGGGCTGGATGTAGTTCTTCATCGCGAGAGTCCTCTTCAAAGACGAAGGGCGGCCCGTCAGGTCCGCCCGTCTCGTCAAGGTTCAGTTGTCAGGGAAATTGGCCGGATCAGGCACCCGGGTTCTTGTAGAGGCCGCGCCAGTCGATCGCCTTGGCGCCGAAGTCGAGGCGGCACTTGATCTCGACCCCGTCGACATCGAAGCCATTGCGCGTCTCGATGTAGGCGCCCTGTTGGCCTTCGAGATAGGCGTACTCGATCGTGTCTATCTGGTTGGGGCTGGCGGCCAGATACCAGGCGGTTTCGCTGGCGGCATCGAGCCGGGGCTCGGCGATGGGGCTGAGCGTGCGGATCGACTGCGGCACCACGTTGCCGCTCGACGCAGGCACAAGGTTCTGCGCGACCAGCTGCTCGGCCTTCAGTTCCAGAGATGCCGGCACGATCAGGAAGGCGGGGCGGATGTTGAGCACCGTCTTCTTGTCGAGACCCGTCTGCTTGGCCATGGCGGCGCGGGCTGCACCCACGCTGGTGACGTCGAGCGCCGCGCCGGTGCCCGCGAGGTTCTTATGGGTGGTGTGGAACAGCGCATTGCCATCGGCCATGGCGGGGTTCGAGGTGATGATGCCCCAGACCACGTCCGACTCCAGCTGGGCGATGGAGTTGCCGTACATCGCCGGGATCCGGGTGAAGGCGTCCAGATCGTCGTTGATCAGCACCTGTCGGGTGATGGCGACGACCCGGCCGTAGGTTTTCACGCGGTAGCTTTCCTTGCTCTCACCGAGCGTCCCGCGCTTGAACTCGCCGCTCTCGCCCACCTCCAGCAGCTGCGGCGCCTCGCCGAGCTGCACGCGGTGCATCGCCTTGAAGTCGGTCGCCAGCACCTGACGGCAGAAGAGCGGGAAGGTCCGCGGATAGGCCTCGTAGGCCTGCCGGAGCGTCTTGTTGGTGACGGCCGCGAGGATTTCGGGGAAGTCCGAGGTCGAATGCAGCGCGCGCGTCGCCACCTCGTCACGCGAGAGCCCCCGCGTGTTCACCCCGGCATTGCCGAGGCTTTCGCGGGCGAGTTCCAGCAGCGTCATGCCGCGATACTGACGCGCAGCGTCCTCAAGCGGGAACAGCGTCGGGCTGTAGCGGTGCAGAAGCGCATTGGCCACGGCATCGCGGCGCGTGATGCGCTCATCCCGGCCGCCGAGCGGGACGGAGACTTGGCCGAAGGTCCGCGTCTCCTCAGACTTCGCTGCGACCTGATCGAGGATCAGGCGACGCGCCTCGTCGAGACCAGTGCCGCGCTTGACCAGATCCTCGGCGAAGCCGCGCTCGAGGTTCAGGCGACCGGCCAGATCGTAGATGGTCGAGACACGCTCACGTTCGGCTTCGCGGGCCCGGTTCGCTGCGGCATCGGGATCCGGGGTATCGGGCTTGGCAGTCTTCGGACGCGCGCGGGTCTGCGTGTCGGCCGCGCTCGGGGGCGTGTCGGTCATGGTGGTCTCCTCGGTCGCTGCCGTTTCGCTCGTCTGGTCGGCCACGACCTCTTCAGTCGCGGCCGGGGTCTGGGTCTTCTCCGTCATCGGGGATGCTCCTTGCGGGTTTGAGGGCGCGTCCCGGCGGTGAAGGACGCAGGTTTCAAGAGGGCTCTGGCTGCGGAAGCCCGCAGCGGGGTCGGCCCCGACCGGGACCGCTGAAATCTCGAAGGGGGTCCAGTCCACCGCCCGCCAGAGCTCCCGCCCGCCGTCGGGCTTGGAGATGTCGAAGCGATGGACCTGGTAGCCGATGGAGACCGCGCGGATGTGCCCGGCCTGGATGTCGCGCCAGATCGGCTCGACATCGGAGCGCTCGCTGATGCGGACCTGCGCGATGCCGCGGCCGTTCTCGATCCGCGCCGAGCCGGGCACCACCGAGCCGATGACGGCGTCGAGCGTGTCGATCTCATGCACCTTCAGGAACGGCGCGCCCGCGTTCAGCCGATCGAGGCGCACATGGGCAGGGTCGAGGCTGAGTTCCTCGTCGTAGGGCTCACCGAAGAAGCTCGCCCGCCGGACGCGCGCGCCCGCCGACCAGATCACCTCGACTGTGCGTGCGTCGGCATCGACGGTGTTCGGCGCAAGCTCCGCCGACCGGCGAAGCGCCGACAGTTCGATCATCGTGTCCATGAAGTCAGTCCTGTTGGGCGGTGTCCGGCTGCCCCGTGTCGGGTTCCGGATCGGTTGCCGGGTCGCTCGATTGCGCGCTGCCCGTCTTGGTGACGCGGCGGGGGTCGCTGTCGAGCACAAGCCCGAGAGCGTCGAGCTTGGCGTTGGTCGCGGCGATCTCAGCCAGCACCGCGTCAGGATTGCGGCCCTGCCGGGCGATCACCTCGGCCAGTGTCATCGTTCCCGAGCGGATCGCCAGAAGGTTCGCCATCGCATCCTTCTGTGGATCGACCGCCTCGAACTTGGGCGGCGACCATTCGACCGGGACGTCCGGCGTCGGGATCTGTCCCGCGGCCCATGCGGCCTCGGTGAACCAGCGCCAG